CGCGGAGGGCGTGGATAGAAATGATATACACAGGGGAGTTTTTTAACTTCTCTAACGTCGCCCTCCTCGCGGAGGGCGTGGATAGAAATTCCAAAATCATGGCGTTCCACGCCTCTATCACAGGTCGCCCTCCTCGCGGAGGGCGTGGATAGAAATCTCCTTATGCCGCCCAATAGTCCTCCCGCTCTTTGGTCGCCCTCCTCGCGGAGGGCGTGGATAGAAATGCGTAGTAGGCCTCAGCATCGGCGGCAAATCGTATATGGATGTATCGCAACGAGGACTACCTCACCGCTATCGATCTGGTGAACTATATGCCGGCGTGTACGCCTCCCTCAACTGGTGGAATAATTACCTGACGGCCCCGGGTTTCAGCAGGTACGACCGCTGGGTGGCCCAGTATTATTCGGAGTGCCAATATAAAGGATCCTATGGTATTTGGCAGTATATCAGCACCTGGAGCATCGGCGGGAAGGATTTTGACGGCAACTGGGCCTACAAGGATTATCCAAGTATCGTCAAGGCAATGACCGGCGAAAAAACGCCCGAAAAGGAGGAAGACGACATGACCGCAGAAGAAGTAAAAAAGATCGCCCTGGAGGCCATCCAGGAGTATGTGGCCGCACAGGCCAAAAAGGATACCCCTGAGTGGGCCAAGAGCGCCGTAGAGGAGGTCAAGGCCGCAAAGGTGATGAATGGTGATGATACCGGCGCGTTCCGGCCAGAATCCACCGTCAAGCGGGACGAGCTGGCCCAGACCATCGTCAACTACACCAATTCCGAACTGCTGGCAGACAGGGTGGAGGAGATCGTGGAGGACGTGCTGGAGAATAGGGAGTAATACAGAGAGCCCCTGGGCACCTTATTGGTACTCAGAGGCTTTTTTAGTTTTCGCGGATCACTGGTGAGTTACTGGCATGTTGCACGCCTGCTCAGTGGAGTAACCGTCACCTGTCCCAACGTCTAGTAAAAGGAAAAAGGAAGTAGGAAAATACTCTCATACAATCTCATGAGAGTGGCAGGGACTCTCATGAGAGAAGGTGAGAAAGGTAGCGTGAGAGTATGGATACAAGATTGCGGCAATACAACCAGGAACAGAAGCTCATAGAATGGGCAAAAAAAATAACAGAGCGGCAGGAAAGTGGTATGCCAATCGAGAAGTGGTGCCGGGAAAGAGGGATAAGCAAGCAAACATACTACCGGTGGCAGAAACGGGTATTTGAGGCAGCTCAGAGACAGCAGCAGGTGGAGTTTGCGGAGGTGAGGACTTCAGAAAGCCTACAATTACCGGCAACTGGTGGAAGCGAGTGTGAGAAGTCTGGCCTAGCCGCCACGGTACGATTGGGAAAACTAGAAGTAGAGTTCTACCATGGAACGGACGAAAGGTTGCTGGAAACAGTTCTGCGGGTGCTGCATCATGCTAAGTGACTTCACAGGAGCGGAGAAGGTGTACATAGCCTTTACATGAAAAAGCCCCCGGCCAAAAAGACCAGGGGTATAAAATCCTCGTCTGCACGAGGTTATATGCGATGCTGGGTGAGCCTGGAGCGCTAACCCAGACCCATCCAACCTGGGGAGGAAGGCGCTACCTTCCAACGGCGATATAGTCTGCCGCCACGTCGGTGCCCCGTTTTTCGAGGAAAAGTACTGTGTCAAAAGTCGCTGGCAGACCCCAACCTCCAGAAATCCCGGTGTGGAGTCCCCAGGTCAGCTGACTCAGCTGAGAAAAGGGAACAGGGTAGAAGGGCTCTCTTTTCTCTCATACTTTTCCTATTGTATCCAGTATATCACGGGTAAAATTCACACGCAAGCTTCACAAATTCACAGGATATTTTCACGAAAAGTGTCTCTTGCATCTTGCTTTTTA